GGCGAAGATGAAAGCGAAAGTTTTAAAAAAAATTAATAACTAAATATAAATAACAATGGCAAATAATATTTTAATAGACGGGTTGTTCGTAAACGAAAGCCCGGTAGAATGGATCGAAAAAGAGATAGTATTCGATGCAAAAACAATGGCGCAACTTTTAGTTGAGAATAAGGAAGTTTTCGAGGCAAATAACGGCCGTGGAAAGATCTCTATTTGTAGATCTAAAAAAGATCGAAATAAGTTTTACGGAACTTTATCAACTTGGATCCCAACCCAAAAAGAAGCGGTAAGCAGTAAAGCGCATATGCCGGATAGAGATAACGACGGCGATGATATGCCGTTTTAAATAACTAAATAATAGGGGCAAATCAGCCCCTTTTTTATGCGTAAAATCGAAATAAAATATCCAATTATTTTTAACCGGGTTGCAAAAGATCTTGCAAATGACCGAACTATTGGTATGCATAAGAATTATAAGAATAAAGATTATTATTGGGGAGATAAAACCCGTGAATTAAACGAACAAGGGATTTTAGCAGAATTGATTGCTCAATACTTTTTAGACACAAAAGTAACAAAATACAAAGCTTTAAGTTTTTTAGGCCAAGAGCCCGAAGTCGAAGCGGATCTTGTTATTGATCCGGATATAAATTGCGACGTTAAATTTATTCCGCATTACGGAAAGTTTCTTTTAGTTAATTTTAGATCCCATACCAATACGGCTAAAAAAGTAGATAGTTATATTTTTGTAAAGCCGACAAAAGAAGATTATAAAGGATATTGCACGGCCTTTTTATGGTATGTAAAATCCGATGAGGTGTCAAAATGGATCGTTGAAACGCAATTCAAAACCAAAGTTTTCAAATTTATCTTATAATTTATCAAATTTTTTTTATATTTTACGCTTTATAAACAATTAACAAATCCATAATGCTAATAGATTTTAACAAAACAACCCAATACCTTAATGATGTAAGGTCGGGTAAAATTAAAGAGGGCCTAAGATTAGGGGTGCCGGAAATCGATCTTTACTTTCGTTTTAAACCCGGTAATTTTAACGTAATATTAGGCCACGCAAACGTTGGTAAAACAACCGTGATATTATATTTAATGCTTTTATACACTAAAAGACATAACCTAAAGTGGCTTATCTTCTCGTCTGAAAACGAGCCTTATTCAATTCTAAGGAAGCTTGTAGAATTTTTAGATCTTAACCCGATCAACAAAGTTAAAGAAGCCGATTATCAAAAACATATTTCTTACATAAACGAAAATTTTAAAATAATAGATCCGGGAACGTTACACACCTATCGAAGCTTATTAGATCTTGGAAAGGCCGTGAAAGACGCTTGGAATTATGACGGAATGTTAATCGATCCTTATAATAGTTTAATAAAGGATCAAGAACTTATGAAAGGGGTTGGAGGCCACGAATACGATTATCAAGCGACAACCGAAATGAGGCTATTTTGTAAAAAAAATAACGTTTCAGTTTGGCTAAATACCCACGCAAATACAACGGCCTTAAGAATAAAGCACCCAATAGGCCACGATTACGTTGGGCACCCGATCCCACCATTGGCGAGTGATGTTGAGGGTGGTGGTAAATTCGTAAACCGTGCTGACGATTTTTTGGTTATTCATCGATACCTCCAACACCCAACAGATTGGATAAATAGCCTTGTTCACGTTAGAAAAGTAAAGGAAGTCGAAACCGGTGGTAGGCCTACACCAATAGACGATCCAATCAAGCTGACAAGCATACCGAATAACGTTGGATTTATGATAAACAATAAAGAATTGTTAGAGAAGCCTATAAAGGAAGAATTTAAACCATTAATATAAATGAGCATAAAGAAAAAACAGACGGCAGTACAACGCTTAAAACGGCTAGAGAAAGCGGTTGGGGAACTTTATATTATGATCCACCACCTTTCTAAAAAAATAGATGAATTTGTAGAAGATCCTAAACCCGAAGAAAATGAATTATAATGGTTTCGCAATACAACACGTTTGGATCAAGGGCCTTGTTTTAGGTATATTATATTACGATCCTTTTATGGAAGTTACAAACGGAAATATACCTATTGAAGATTACGATCCGGAAGATTATTATCAAGTTGTAGATTTTTGTTTTATATTTTTTGCTATCAAAATTACAGTATGGTAAACGTACTTGAAATAATAGCTTCTCAACATAATAAATGGGTGAACGTTGTTCGATCTTTTGGTATGTTTAATTATCCGGAAGATATTGTTCAAAATATGTATTTAAAGATCCACAAATGGGATGGTAAATACGATAATTCGATTATGTATAACGAAACCGAAATAAACGAGTATTTTATTTTTAAGGTTTTAAGAAACTTATTTTTAGATTATCACAAAACAAAAAAGATCAAAATCGATAGTACGTTTTATGAGCCGTCTATATCAGACATATCAAAATATATTTCAAAATACGAGTATAAAGAAAGGCTTGGGATTGTAGAAGATGAAATAAAAACTTGGCACCTCTACGATCAAAAAATTTATGAGTTGATATTCTTGGAAAACAAATCGATGTTAGAGTTATCTAAACAAACCGGGATCGATTATTATTCAATTTATAGATCGGTTAAAAAAATTAAAAAAATATTAATATCAAAATTATGAAACTTGGAGATTTAGTACACACGATTACAAAGTACACCGGGATAAAGTGGCTTGTAAAAAAAATTACAAAGATATACGGAATTGAGGATTGCGGTTGTGATCGACGCCGAGAAGAATGGAACGAAATAAAAATAAATAGATTAGACAAATGGATAAAATAGATCAAAAAGATTGGTACAAATTTCGGGCAAATACGAAGCCGAGTTTAAAAAAAGAAGAATTTAATTTGGTTTGCGAATTGCACGCAAAATACTTTAAGCATAAATATTACAAACCGTGTACGTGCAACCCACGGACAATAAAAACTTGGATTGCTCAACTAAACGATTTGTATGAAAAAGATAACGGCAACGAATAAATTTGAAAAAGCTTTTGTAGGGTTTTTAAACACTTTCGATAATTGGGAATTGAAATGGGTTGGGGATCAGAATTTATGCTATGACGCGATCGGTAAAACCCCGAAAGGTAATGATTGTGTAATTGAAATGAAATTCAGAAAGAAATATTATGATACCAAAATGCTTGAAAAGTCGAAATATGAAAGCTTAATGGCCGTCAAAGATCGCGTAAAGATCTATTTTGTTTCCGATCCTAAGGGCAGTTATTGGTTTTGGTTAGATAAACTTACCGAAATGAATGTGATAAATAAAAAATGCCCGGCCACGTCTTATTGGGGAAAGGGCCGGATCAATAAAGAAGTTTATTTATTAGAAGAAAGTCAAGCTTCTGTTGTTGATTACACGTCAGAAGATCGGCCCCCAAGTGTTTGGGAAAGCTATTTTGCTAAGAAAGATGAAAAATAGTTATCAAATTTTTTTGATAATTGATATATTAGTTATAATTTAGCGGTATAAACAATAAATCTTAAAATTTTTAATTATGAATTATCCAACTTTATTCGAATTACTTAGGCCCGAACAATTAGCAAACTACTACGAAGCAAAACTACAATACCCGTCGATTGCCGAAAATCTTTTTAACGCTTTGACAACGAAAAATTTTGTAGGCCAACTATCTTTAAACGATTGTACCAATATTTGCGCTTGTTGTGGTGTGTCTTATTTGTTCAATTATTCTACTATCCACGATTGTTTTTATACTTATAAAGTTATAGACGGGAAAGCGGTTATAGATATAACTAAACCGGCAAAGTGAATAAGAAAATTAATAATCTAAAGGATCTCGAATATTTCGGGGCCTTTACATATTGTGCCGAAACGGTATTAAAGTGGGAGAAGCTTAAACCGGATAACCCCGAGATAAAAGAGTTTGCCCGATCGATCGCAGTTGTATTTTTTTATGTAAACGAGATCCAAAACGATCGACTTATGTACGATAAAGCAATAAGCGAATATAGAGCCGATAAAAACCGGGCCGTATTAAGGGCCCGTAAATCGGAAGACGAGGTTAAGAAACTAACCGAAGAATTAAATAAACTTAAAAAATTAACAAATCTAAATTTATGAAAACTATTAAACAATTATCAACCGGCTTGTGGTGTTGCATAGATAACAAGGGCCGTGTATCTGTTTACACAAACGAAGAATATCAATCCATAACACACGAGATATGGTTTAAATCAATAATCAAAAAATTCTTTAGCGATGAACGTAAATAGCCTATACTACATAATAGAAACGTACCTAAACGGAAATAAAAGCCACGCAAGGGGTTATGTAAATAAGATCCGTTATACCAAGCCCGAAATAATTAACGCTTGTAACTTGTTCGGAATGAAACCGGCTTTAGAAACGCTAACCCAATTAGGGGTGGATCGCTTATATTTAGTAAACGCTTTCCACGATTACCAAAGAGAAAATATAGAGGAAGCGAAAACAATTATAAATAATTACAAACTTAAAAATTAACAAAATGAATATCCAATTATTAGACGGCTCAAAAGAGCCACAAAAAGATCTGTTGGCAAAAATGTACGACGATCATTATTATTACGGAGAATTAAACCAAAAGGCTTTAAGCAGTAGCAGTATAAAATTGCTTGTTGATAGCCCGAAGAAATATTACTTTGTTCAAAAATACGGATCCGGGGAAAGCCAAGGAATGCGCGACGGAAGATTATTACATACTTTAGTTTTAGAGCCGGAGAAATTCGAGCAATTTAATTTTGTAGAGGTTGCAAGTAAAAATAGCAAGGCTTATAAAGAAGCCAAGGCCGAACACGGGGTGGTTTATACTTCAAAGGAACGATCCGATGCAGAACGATTAGCCGATGCGTTATTAAGAAACGAAAAAGCAACACAAATATTGCAAGGGGCCGAGTTTGAGAAGCCTATTATCGGACATATCAACGGCCACGCCTTTAGGGGTAAAGCGGATATTGTAACACAATACGGTGGTATTTGCGACATCAAAACGACAACCGACATAAAAGCCTTTAAATATAGCGCTAACAAATACGGGTATGATCTACAATGTTATATCTATTGTCAG